GCGACATCCTTAGCTGAGCCGGCCATGCCCTTGATTATCCCCTTGGCAATCGCAATACCGATGCGATTACCAGCACGGATCATCTCAGGTTCGTACTTGTCGATAGCGTTCGCGATTCCGTTCAGGAATCGGATAACGGCGCGAGCTCCGGCGTCCACAAGCTTGAGAGATTCCTTGACAAGGGCGTTCATGAACCTGATCATCATATTTGTACCGGCAGTAGCAACTCGACCAATGTTGTTCCCGATTCCGGTAAGAATATTGACGACCAAGTTTGCACCTGCTGTGATGACACGATTAATTCCACCAGCGATCGCTCCAAGGAATTTGGCGAGAATATTCAAGCCCATTGTGGCAATTTTCCCGAGATTGTTGGCGATACCTTCAAGGAATTTCGTAACGATAGTGACCGCCGTCGAGATGACCTTTGTATATCCGCTTGCGATGCCCTTAATAAGCGCTAGAAGCACGTTTAGACCGGCGTTGACGATCCTTCCAATATTTTTCGCTATGGCATTCAAGATGTTGGTAATAATATCGAGAATGGCCTTAACCACGGCACCGATGTTGTTACGAATTCCTATCAGCAGAGCAAGAATAAGATCGATACCCGCTTGGATAATCTTGTCCTGCTTGTCATGGAAAATCTTCACTATCGCGTCAACCAACGCTTCGATTAGCTGAACGAGCTTTGGAAGAATCTTGATCAGACCATCGACAACGGTATTAAGGATCTTCACAATCGCAGTCATGAACTTCGGAGCGGTTGCGGCAAGCGCATCGACGATCTGAAGCACCCCGAGAATGATGTTCTTTATGTTCTCGATTAGCGCTTTCTCCAGTTGTGTAAGCGCGGAAATAAGAATCCCGACTGCTGTCGGGCCAGCAACAGCTATTGCACTAAGTCCGACACCGATCAATGCAATTCCGGCGCCCGCCAATGCAAGACCCCCACCGATAAGCACCAGAGCAACGCCAAGTCCCAGAAGGGAAGGAATTGCTTCGGTTAGCAAAATACCGGCGGCGCCAATTATCACAAGCGCGGCTGCAAGAGAAACCAGACTTTTCAGAATTTGGCCCCATGACTGCTTCCCTAGAGAGACGAGAGCCTTGGACAAGAGAAATATACCGGCAGAAACGACGGTCAAAGCCGCTGCTCCAGCAACAGACTCTTGCATGAGAACCATAGCTCCGGCCAATATGAGTAGCGCTCCACCAAGAGCCGCAAGACCCCTTGCTATCTCCATCCAGCCCATCTTGCTCATGGCTAGAACGGCTTTAGCGATTCGTCCAAGCGCAAAGGAGACAACGAGAAGACCGGCAGCGATCAAGGGCATCTCTGGTGGGAACAGCTCCATCGCGTAAGCGATTGCAACAAGAGATCCACCCACGCCCAACATGCCCTTACCTAGCTGTTTCAAGTTCATACCGGCGAACTTCTCGAAGACATTACCCATAATTCTGAGAGCAAAAGCGATTCCGATGAGTCCAATACCGGCCGCGATCATCCGCTCTGTGGGCATACCCTCAACCCCCGTTGCGATCAGGCCGAGAGATATAGCTACGGCACCGAGACCCTTTCCTAGCTCCTTCAAATTCATACCGCCGAATTGCTTTACAGCCAGAGCCATAAGGTTAAGACCGATAGCAAGAGCAGTAACGCCGATGCCCGCTCGAATAAGACCTGGCGCTCCCTTACCTAGAGGACCAGCAGCGGCTGCGAGAATGGCGAGCGAACCTCCAACTCCAGCCAAACCCTTGCCAAGCTGATTCCAATCCAATCGACTGAGCGCAAGAACCGCCAGCGCCATAAGGTCCATAGCGAAAGCCAGCTCGATTAGAGCGGCAGAAATAACCGGAAGCTTGATGAAGCCGGTCGTCTTTGTCGTAGCGGTAAGGATCGCCATTGCGCCCAGAAGCTGACCGAACGCGACGGTCATCCCTGCGAGAGCGGACTTAAGCTTCTCGGGATCGACGAACGACAGTCCGATCACAGATGCAGTAAGAAATGCGACTGCCTTTGCGATCTTCAAGAGTGTGTCGGCCTTGATGTTTGTTTGTAGAGCCTTTAGTGAACCCGTCAAATTATCGAACATACCTGACAGATTCTTGACGAACCCTCCGCCCGTATTACTGAGCTGCTCAAGGAGAGACCCCTTGCCTAGGAAGCGCTTCAGAATAACGAACATGCCTCCGAGAAGACCGGTTCGAATAACGGAGAGAATGGGCTCGAAACTCATAGTGGACGCAGCTTTGCCAATAGCTGTTCCGAAACCTTGAATCAACTGGATGATCTTGTCGAGTGCGGGCTGAATATCGGCGTTCGCGATCGAATCGGTGAACCTACTCCAAGCTTTCTCAATAGCCTCGACCAACTGCTTAAACGGAGTGAACGCCTTGGTCATTCCGCCTACTTGATCAGAAACTCCCCCGGAGGAAAGTCCCGAAAATAGAGTGACAAGAGCATCCTTCAACTTGAGAATCATCTGAAGAGGCTTGGAAAGAGAATCGCCAATCTTTCCGAAGAACTCAGAGACCTTGCTGCCCTTCTTCAACCATTTATCGAAAGCTACAATCAGATCACCAAGGTTGCCCGTAAACTTCAGAACACCACCGTTACCAGCTCCAACAGAATGGAAAAGGTGCTCGAACATCGTAAATATACCCTTGACAATCTGCTTACCAATATCGAGAAGCGCAAACACGCCTCGGAACGTCTTCCTCAAGTTCTCGATGGTCTGAGTACTTGGCTTCATAGCTTCAGCGAGATGCTGGAATCTTAGCGTGAGCTCATAAAGTTGTTTTCCCGTCTTCGCAGGGAAAATATCCCGGAATGCCTTACCGATAGGCGTCAAAATTTGCTTTAGAGCTTCAAACGCTGTCTTGATAGCGTTGATCAAAACGGTTCTTCCACCAAGTTCCTTCCAATCAGCCAACACCTTGTTACGGGCATTCGAGCTAGCGTTGATGAAACCGTTGATCGTGTTCGAAAGGGCGGTAAAGGTCGTTTTGGCCTCACCAAAGTTACCAAATATAACCTGCCAGGTCTGAGCCCAACCCGAGCCGGCGGTCTCCTTCGCGACATCGAGAACTTGTGAAAGTGTCTTGACCTCGGTCGCGGCATGCATGGCGGTATTTGCCGTCTGCTGAATCGCTTTGATCTGCGTTTCGTTGAATCCCATAGCAGCGAGCTCAGCATCAGACAGATCGCCAGTGAACTGCTTAAGAGTGGTAGTAAGAACTTTCGATGTCAACCAAGATTGCTGACCCGGTTTTGCCTGCATCGATTGCCGGAAAGACTCTCCATGAATCGACACATTCTTCATCGGGCCTTCGAGTTTGACGGCGCCCTTTTGCAAAGTGCCCATAGCTTCGGCCGTCTGGGCAAGTGCTCTCTGGAAGACCGTACCGCCCATACCCGCATTGACAACCGAGTTCCAGTCCTGCAGCCCGACTCGTCCTGCAGATATGGCCTGAGAAAGCTGATACATCGCTGTAGAAGCCTGCTCTGCATTCGAACCCGAGAGAGCAGCTAGGTTAGCGATACCTTTGATCGAAGCGGTTGAAGTCTTGAGATCCACACCAGCAGCCGTGAATGTGCCGATGTTCTTGGCCATCTGGCTGAAGTTGTAGATCGTCTTGTCAGAGTACTTATTCAGATCGAGCAGAGCAGAGTTGACGTCCTTGAGAGTTGCGCCTGAGGCCTGCGTGTTGGCCAGAATCGTCTGAACAGCATTCAGATTCGTCGCATACTCTTGAAAACCCTGAATAAGAGGTTGAAGTGTGAATGACTTTACGAACTGAGCTCCTGATCGAACAGCAGACGCAGCAATATTTCCCAGAACACTGATAGCCACGAGCTGCATCGCACGAAGACGTTTCTGAACGTTCTCGGCTGCGTCACCGATTCGATTAAGTTGGAAGTGACCCACTGCGCGACTAACACTCTCGAGTCCAGCACCAGCGTCTTTGAACGTCAATGCCTTCTTCAACTTGTCGAGTGAATTGATAGTATCGTTTACGCCTCGTTCGAACTTACTCGACTCGAAACTCATTGCTACGACTTTATCGTCAATAGGAGTCGCCATTAGACTCTGGTCACCTCCTCCCACGCTTTGTTGGCCATCTCTTCAAATATAGGACGCACAGCCGGATTGATGTAGTCCCGACCTTGGACATATCCGCCCGTACCAGTTCCATGTCCATACTGAATAAGAATTGCAACGGGAATACCATCAACAACGTGGCTATTGTGGAACCTAATGGAGTAATATCCCGGTCGTTGAACGATGGAATAACTCCAAGAATTTGCAGTTTCACTTGAGTCCATAGGTGTGGCATTTGACAACGCATTAACTCCTTGAGTGGCGTATCTCTCAAGAATTTCAAGACGTTTTGGCGCACTAAGTCTTCTCAAATATCGTTCAGTATTCCTGAACGATCCCTTCTGAGTGAACGTAATAGGGCCCGCCATGCTTACTCCGCGGTAAGACGAAGGACCACGATACCGGGATCACCAGCAGCATAGCCCTTACCGCTTCCGTAAACCGTTGGAAGACCATTGAGTAGAGTGGCCTTTCCTCCACCACCGCCACCAGGAATGATGGCAGGAAATGGAGAAGTGAGACCACCATCGACTGCAATCGGTTGACCAGAACAGTAATAGCTGAGATCGGTTGAGTTGTACGACCCACGACCTCCGGCGCCAGCCGTCAAATATAGATTAGGAGCAGCTCCGTACTTACCTTGCCCTCCTCCGCCTCCACCAGCACCAGCTCCGATACCATTCGCGTATGCGCCATCTCCACCACTCATAGCAATCGGAGGAGTAGTGATGTTAGCGTTCGCATAGGTCCACCCCTGGTTACCACCTCCTCCTGCTGCGGATCGACCACCGAGACCACCGTATCCACCCCAACCTTGCGGGTCCCCGGTCGTCGAGTTGACACGAACGCCGTATCCACCTGTACCACCAGACGCTTGGGCGGTGTTGGTGTTAAAAGACGAATATCCGCCGTTTCCTCCGTCAGTTACAAGAGAAATGTTGCTGGCGTGATTGTTTCCTCTTCCCCCACCAACACCAACAACAACCGGAACTGTTGCTGGCAGCTGCGACAAGAGACCTTGAACGCGATGAAGTCCTCCCCCACCTCCTCCTCCACCGTAGATTCGGAGCAAGTTTCCAGCATTTGCGCTGTCAATACCGCCACCAGCTCCGCCTCCGGCGCCGATAACGATTACATCGAAAAGCTTATACCCCAACGCCAAATATGTAGCTGGAATGAAGTTCTGATTCGCGGCGAACGTCAGGACAATGGGATCGGGAAGATATAGCGTTCCTGAGAGTTCGAACCTAGGCATGTCAGCCGTCCAGACATATGATGTACGGAACGAACACGGTTGGCTGAACGTTCTCGTGCGCTCCACTACCTCCCGTGGCCTTCGTCACGAGGTCAGAACTGGTTGTGGTGTTGGCCTTGGCAGGAGCAGTCGTGCTACCAACAGCCGTGCCCGCTCCGTTGGAGTTGTGAGTATGCGACGGCATCTCCGCGATGGTGATGACGTGAGTCTCTTCACCTGTCTTTCCCGCAAGAGTGATAGCAACAGCACGAGTCATGCGATTAGCTCGAGTACCTCCCGGCATCTGATCCAGGCCCGCCGGAACAAGACCTCTCATATCAGGAACACGGAAGTTGGCCACTCCAGGATCACTAGCTCCTCCGAAAGTGCGCCATGCTGCAGCGATGTTGCCTGCTGCGAGAGGGTGTTGTGCAACAACGTAAACCGCACCGTCAGCCCAAACCCATGTTCCATAAGTAGCGGGATTTGGAAGAACACTCCCCGGCCACAGACGCATTTCGCCTGGAATGAACGTTCCTCCAGGACCAACGGGACCCACCGGACCAGGTGGACCCACCACAGACCCAGCATTGATCGGCGTTCCGTCTCTACGAGTCAAATATAGAGTTCCACCGGTAACTGTTCCACCGACAATAGACTCATCTTCGATCTCTTGCATTCTTTCCGCCGTGTACCCCGTGATTGTCGCCATCTCACCTCCCTAGCCCGATCCGCTGACGTTTGTGGACGAAATTTGATACGTATCCGGATCGACAACCACAACATCGGCATCATCAATCTGGAATTCGGTATCGCTCACCATAGAAATATAAGTGTCTGAATAGTCGATCGCAGACCAGGTACCATCACCGTGATCAACGATGAGTAGAGCGCCCAAATATCCGAAGTATTCGGCGAGCTCTTCAATCGACGGAAGAATAGGACTAGTCGCTTCTGTTCCATACAAAGATGACTCGATGAGATTCAAGACTTCGGGAGGAGTTTTAGTCGAATCGATCGAAATATGAACAGTTGGACGATGTCCTGTAATCTTAGGTGGGGTTCCTGTCAGTGTCCAGGTAAGCTCGATGGGTTGCACCGATGAGTCTTGCAAGGTTGTATACCCGATGCTTTCGGGATCCGCGATAACGTTGTACAGAATATGGATCTTGTATCCGAAGTCATGACCTTCGAGTGCGTTACCCACTCGAGTTCGATAGGTGAGGCTAAAACTTTTTGCTGGCTGATTATGAAACGAGAACCCAGGGGAAGGCCTGGCAATTCCGTTTACGTCTTCGAAGGCGTCGGGATAGGTAATAGCCTTTAGTTTTGCCGAAAAATCCCCCGGGGTAAAATTCACCAAATAACGAACCCCATCGAGAGTAAACACCTTGACTTCATTGTCCGAAGATTCTTCAACACCAGTAAGACCGTTCCACGCAACCGCTGTACCATCTTCGAGATACAAAACTCCTCGATCAACTCCAAGTTGATACAACCGTTCATCTAGTTTGTCCCACACAAGAGTTGCCACGTCACCCCCTTTCTATCCTTTAGTGCCTAGCTGAGCCTTCCTCCGAGCATTAAGTTCACGATTCCGAGCTCCAATTTCCGCTCTAGTCATCTTTCTCGGCTTGGCGGACTTGATATTACACACTCGAATCAACGTAAACAATCGGTTTATATGCCAATACTGACACTCGAACGGAATGGTAAACGTAACCATCCAGTAATAGATGAGCTCCGCAGTAATCACTTCACGACTTTGTGGAGCGCCAGGAGGTTCGTTGAACCACGTAGCTGTCATCTTAGCGTCAAGATAGGCGTTTATGGCCTCCAAATTCTCTTCAGAGAGTCTGGAGAAAATTTCCTCTGGAACTTTGGGGGTCAACGTCATGCATCTTATGTAGTCTAGAACTTGTTCGGACGTCTTCTCAGTTTTGCCTAGAAACGGAATTTCGTGTTTTGACTCCCATTTTGACAGTGAGACCAGAGAATGCTCTAGCTCCAAGGTGAAATCACCTTCGGTGACGAATTCAGTTGCTTTTTCGTCATACATTTCAGGACCCGGAACGACAATAGTAAGCATTCTCTAGTCTCCTGTCGAAGAGAGATTACGGACCGGCGAAGAGTGCGATGACCGCGTCCGGCATCGGAAGAGCGGCCTCGACCGAGGCCTTTCCGTACAGCAGGTCCTCCAGAGCAGCCAGATCGGTTGCATCGACCTTGGTGGAATCGATGGTGATCTGAGATGTCGGCTTGAGATTCGTGACGGGAACGGGTTGGGTGGTGACTTCCCAGCTGAAGGTGATCGCTTCCGGGGAGTCGTTGATTGTGGCGTATGCCCTCTCCGACGGAGCGGCCTGAGCTCCGTAGACGAGGTGTAGCTTGTAGCCATGATCCGCCCCGTCCACGTCGTTGCCGACCTTCGTCCGGTAGCTCAGACCGAAGATCTTCCGACCCTGCTGACCGACGGCGACTCCCGGAGACGGAGCGGCCGTGCCATCGCACTCCGCGAATTCGTCCGGGTAGGTGAGCGCCTCGATGGTGGCCCCGAACTCCTCTGCCGACACGAGGTTCAGGTACTTGATGTTGTCTGCGTACTGCGGATTCGAGTCCGCTCCGGACGGCGACTCGGTGACCGTGGTGAGGCCGTTCCACGCGTAGCCCTTGTTGTACACTCCCGCAGCGTCCGGGATATACAGAACTCCGCGATCCACACCCGTTTCGTAGAACCGATCGCCGACCTGGTCCCATGTGAGAGGGGCCATGTCCTTCCTTTCCCTAGAAGTATACTACGTAGACGTCGTGATTGAGTTCATCAGCTGTGAAGAAACGGTTGAACGACGACATTCGCAAAGCAGCAACTTTCGCTGGAATTGCACTATCCGGATCGCGATC